AGATCTACACTAGATCGCTCGTCGGCAGCGTCAGATGTGTATAAGAGACAGCAATTAGAGATTTACTATGTACAAAATTAAAAACTATTCCTAAAGAAATTGTTTCAATAGCTTTATCAATATCTTGAACATTCTCAATAGCTTTCTTTATGTCTTTAATACTATATTGAATTGCCCCACTAATAATTATATCTTTATTATCTTTAGTACGAATTGACTGAGTTCTTAAATCAACAACCTGTGTTTGAATTTCCAACCAAATTACCCGTTGAATTAAAGGCCAATATATGTACCAACCAGTTTGCTTTGACTTACAATACTTCCCAAATGTTACTCTAATAGCCGCCTCATAAGAAGTTAAAATAAGGATTCTGGGAAAGATAGATAATAGCCTATCAAATATTACCTTTAACCATTCCATTAATACTTTTTCTTTCTACGAAGTTTTATCTTATGTAGTGTTCCATAAATATATGCTTCTTTACGCTCGCCAGTAAGTCCTGCTTTTTTAGCCGACCGTTTTAGTTTTCTATGTTCCTCTTTTGGCATTACTTAATCTCTTCCAATGCTTTTATAGCATCATACTTTTCCAACGATAACTCGATAACTTCTGCTCGTACAAAATAACTCATACCCTGCGAATAGTTATACCCCCAAGAACATATACCCAAAATATTTCCCCATTTATCAAACAAAGGGCAACCTGAGTTTCCACCATTAATTGCCGTATCAGTAATAACCATATTTTTAGTATTCATAAAACCATCATGGGCATTAATAGCTGATATAATACCTTTAGTTAGTATTGGAAATACCCCGAAGGGATTACCATAAGCCCAAACCCCTTCACCAAGTTTGGCATCATCAAAAAACAGTCTACTTTCAACATCGTTAGTGTCAACTTCAATAAATCCAATATCTGCCTCTGTCTCTAAATACCAAGATTTTGCCTCATACTCTTTACCGTCAATAGTAAATATCTTAGCACTACCTATACCATCTACAATATGACCCGCCGTAAGGATTAGATTGTCTCTAATAAACACCCCACTTCCCTCCTTGCCGGTAGGACGACAATACTCATCATAGTATGCAGCATATTCAACTTCACATTTAATTTGAACTACATTACTTAACGGTAATTTTGGCATTACGTTATTAGGTATAAATGAAGCAAGTAAACCAACAAGAATCAATATTATTACTATTTCAAACAAACCTATCTTTTTCATTTTGTTCCCCCACCAGTTCGTTGTTGCTGTTGGTTCATATTAGCGGTTCTCGATGGTTCAGACGCACCGAATGTATCATTTTGCTGACCAGGTGATTTACTTCCCACATTTGGCCCTTTAGGTCTTTGTTCCTGTCCAAGTGGCTGCATTTGATAGCCAATTCCTGCCAACTCATGTGGTATTGCTGTACGATAAAACTGATTAAAGTTTTCAAATCCCATATAATCACTAAGGATTCTCGTAACCGTAGGTACATCAAGCTCTGCACCCTGCTGTGCAGCAAATTGATACGTTGGTAATACCCATTGGGTCATAAATCCCATAAGTTTCTGAGCCAATACTTCTGGTGATGTTCTCTGCGTGGAGTACGGGGTAATCTTAAACACAAAATCATAAAAATCCCCAACTTTATCGGCAGAAGAAAATACCTTCGGTAACTCCCCCACACCTGGTATATGGTGCATTAAAGGTATATACTCGGAAGGGTCTTGCAATACCTTGTATGCCAATTTATTTATAATGCTCGTCATAAATCCTTGAAAGCGAGTGTGCATATTATTTACAATACGAGATGCGTTTTGAAATACCATTTGCTCCTGACCGAGTGTTGGGGCCTGAGCACCACGCCCTGCAAGAACATCTGGGTTAGCTCCTGTTTTGGTAAATGCTTGTTCAGCAAAATTCATCCAATTATAATTTTCGGGATTCACACCACCCAACGATTCTTTCTTTATTTCACCAGCAGTGCTCATCTCCATCACATCAAGATTTTTAGCACTTGTTATTTTCTTTCCTAACTCTGTGTGTCCTGGCGGTACAAATAATAAGTCTTTTTGGCTTTCAGCTTGTTCTCTTGCAGTTTGAGCCATAATATTCATTGTAACATCTAAGTCATGCCACGCCCACGCGGGGGGAATAGGATATGTAGTACCTGGGAAGAACTTGTACCCCAAGAAATCATAAGGAGAACCACCAGGGCCATCTTCCTCAACAGTATGAAGAACCTTAGCTGCTTTACCATATGGCATTATTGTAATAGTAATTCCCTCATCATATAAATATAAATCTATAAAAGATGTATATTCTCTTAGAGATAGTCTGTTTATATCCCACTCACCATTTGAAATCTTTTCAGGGTGGTAATCGGAAGTTAATTTACAATCAGAAGATATATCATCTGCATATTTAGAGTACAAGTCTTTAGCATATTCTGTAGGAAGTTTATAAATATCCCCTTCGATAATAAAATCATCCCTTGTCTTAGCCGCCACGTCTCCTATATAATCTGCATCATCAATAACACGTACTACATTATTACCATACTTTATAGCATTATCATCAAGATTTATAACTCTGTCATATTCGGTAAACGTTCTGGTAATTCCAGCACCGAACATAGAGTTTATAGCGGCAGGAATCAATGTCCTCTCCGCAAAATTCATTTTATCAAGAATGAAGTTTAATGCTAACTGAGTGGTAAAAGCCCAAGGCCTACAATTCGCTATCTTTGTATCAACAAGAACCTTTGGGTTGCCCTCAACAAGATAAGGGACTATGGTAAATACTCCCCTGTCGATAAGGTTTATAAGATGTTGACGACTGTAATTTGAACCAAAAAACCCACTTGCCCACAATGCAAGAAGCTTCTGTCGCTTCTCCAAAGCAGTTTCCTGTCGCTTTTGCCACGCTCTTGTCAGACGTTGTACCCGCTTCTCAAACCTATTGTCCTCGCCGCCTTGGTTGTTATATAAGTAACTTTTTGTGTTTTTAGGCATTTATCAAACTTTCTTGATAAAAAAATTTTAACTATCAAAATAAATATCTACGAGTCTCAAACCCACTCTTTTCTTTGTTTAATTCTTCATTGACTTTATTGTATCTCGCTTGAAAGGAGTTTACTGGTGGAGTCTCTGCTTCTTCCCACTTACCTACCAACTGTTCCCTACAAGCTAATACAGCCAGTCCCGCAGTTATAACCCTGTCACCATGCCTCTCCAAAGCACCAGTGCTTAAATCAACCTTCTTGGAAACTACTGCACCAACCCCACTATCTCTAAATACATAATCGAATAACTCATCCAGTAGGTCTTTATCGTGAATTATAATTGATTTATACTCACCTATATCCTCAGTAAGACCACCACTTAATGCTATTGCAAGTTCTCCTAACAAAGCGTCTTTGGCCTTAGCGTGTCCAATCCAACCCCATTTCTGAACCTGCTTACGGGTTTTAGAGTCCTCTCTACGTTGAGTATAAATATATGGGTATCGGTGAAATACAAGACGATTAGTGAACATAGTGCCGCAACCGCCACCAGTATCCCAAATAATATAGGACGACCTTATTCCACCACACCAATATGCCATCCCTATGGCTATATCAGCCAACTCTTCTGGCTTAGTGTTAGCATCTGCCCACGACCCTACTTGTTCGTAGGTATTCCTATCATATACCATTATAGCAGAATTAGCAGAACCCAACCCATATGATGGGTCAACTGCAATAATATAATTATGTCGTTGTTCCGGCCTTCCAAAAGGTAGTTTTCCCCACCATTTGAATCTCCCCATTATTCCAGGAATAAATTGTATATTCTCAGTATTCATTACACCATTAGAATACTGTGAGATTAGTAACTCTCCCCTATAATCAGGCTCTCTGATGTCCTTCTTTCTAATCTCCTCAAGAACAGTATGGTCAAAAGGGGTATCGGCTGAACCTAAAGCTACAGCCAGACAATTACAGAAAAAGTCTCTTTTATTGCCCCGCCTTTTTCTTTCCTGTTCATCTAACCAGGGACTACGATATGGAGAAGGTAAACCCTTTAGACCGTCTGCTACCATCAACTTCTTTAAATGGTCAGGCATAGCCTTATAATCAACTTTAATTGATTTCTGGTCTTTGTAAAGTATAGTACTCATTAGTTTATAACGTATTCTAAAACCTCTGGGTGGTTCTGTCTCCACCATTCAACATCAATTAAAGTAATCTCCCCCCTGTCTTTCGTTTCATATAAGCCAGGAGCCTCTACTGGCGAGTCATACCATATTAACTCTATAAATTCCGTTGTTTCTTTATTTAAACAAAGATTAAAGGGGTGGTTTAAACCATACCAATGTGTAGACGAATATATAACACAGTCAGCTACATCATGTATTGAACCCTCAATAGACTTTGCAGTTGCAGTATCAAGTCTCCCAAACTCATCCAAAAGAAGGGCTGTTCCCCTACTACCTGCCGCAAAGTTCTCATTTGTAGTATCACCTGAGAATGAAGAATTAGTAGCAGGAATAACTAAATTCATATCCTTTCGACACTTTTTAGGGTCATAGCCTGTTAATTCAAGCCACCAGGATGGTAAGCAACTGAACACAGAATCTATCTTAGCAAATAAAGTAGTCGGGTCGCCTGAGTTATCAACCAATTCCTTCTTTCTTGACCCGATAATAAAATGTGAATCTAATTCTAATAACGCTTTTGCAGCAAACAACTTACAACAAATCTCTGATGCCCCCTGTTTTCTGCTCTTATTCAGACCCGCATCCCGTTTATTATCTATACACCAGTTCAGCCGCTCAACTGCGGGTATCTGTGCTGGTCGTAGTATAAACGGCTGATTCCTTTCACCGGGCATTAATTGTGGATTTATAGTCCACGCCGTACTTGAAAAAAAGATAGGGTAATACCTTCTACATAACTCAAGGAATACTTGTTGTAAGGTTTTGTCGGTTGCAAGTAACTTATGCAACTCAATCCTAAACTTTATATTTTCCTGTATTTGAGTAGGTATTTCCCTATAAAACCCCTCTGGGCTATCAAATATCTTAGCTTTGGGTTTTGACATCTATAGCTTCCAATAATTTTCCAGCGAAACTCTCTATCTCTTTTTGGGCTATTTCTTTAATTTCAATAGTCTTTTTATTTATTTCAATTCTCTGTGTCTCCTGAAAATACTCTGGTAGGCGGCACTTAAGGAGAAATCGCAGTAAAGCTTCGTTAGGTAGTGCCCTTTTGGTTTTAACCTTTTTGCCACTCCTAACATTCCTCATTTTGGGACGGCCAACACTATCATAACCATCAGGTATTTTTATAAAGTTTTCATCTATCTCCTCATAATCATAGCCTAAAGCTGTTTTAACCGCCGCAGTTATAAGAGCTATATCTGCACGCTGTCGAGCAATCTCAATAAACTCATCGACAGTGGTACATTCGACCTTGAGGTCTTTAAGCCACTTCAAGGAATCTTCGCCAAGAGCACCAATGATAACCCCTATATCTGCGATATTTTGATTATTTTCAAGCAGGTCTTTAGCAACCAGTGCCATAGCCGCTAAAGTATCTTTTTTAGGTCTTGCCATTATTTTTCCAAACCCTTGTATAATTCATCCTGAACAATGTTATTTAATACATATAATACATTTTCATACAAATAGTCATACGTAACTCTACTTATATTGTCCTCAGAATATAAACATCCAAAATATGATATAGTTTCTTTTAACTTATATTCAGCATTACTTAATAACAGCTCTCTATTTTCTCTTTTTGTCATTTCTCTGTCTCCAAATAGAATTCCACATTGGTACAACATACTATATTTAGTGTCATATATAGCTCTGCTTATTAAGACACTTAGGGATACAGATTATATTATTAATTTCATTTAATTAATTGCTTTAGCAATTTACGTGGCGGCTATGATTAGCCACGTATCTTTTGAGGTTATATTAAAAATAATATAGCTGTCTCTTATACACATCTCCGAGCCCACGAGACCGTACTAGATCTCGTAT